ATGATTTCTTTATTTGACTCGCAACCATCATATAGATTCATAATATCCTCCTACTCATATATAAACATCATAAGCACAAGAGCTAATCTGATGCATACGTTTTCTTCTTTTAAGATACGTGCTGCCTCTTTCTTGTCTACAAGTAAGACTTCAATTTCTTCTGACGCTTCTTTATATTTATCGGAAATTTCGCCAGTTACCTTGCCTACTACAAGTGTGCAAGTTTCGTCAGTCATTCCGGCACTTGAATAACCACCCTTATTTCCAATCGGCAAATCTGTGATTTCAAGTGTCAACCCTGTTTCCTCATGCATTTCTCTTATTGCTGCATCACAAACACTTTCTCCATCGTCAACAAGTCCAGCCGGAAGTTCATAGATATAACCACCGATTGCATATCTGTACTGTCTGATAAGTACCAGTTTTCCTCCTTCTGTTGTTGCACAAATTGCAACAGCATCAACTTGTTTACTTGGATTGATCGCTTTTAGTTCATCAACTTCTTTGGCTCTTGAAGCAACCATATATTCAATATCTTTTTCATCTTTCGTTTTTGCGTGAAGTTTGAACAGATTTATAAACTTCTGACAAGTTATTTTCTCTGCGTATATTATTTTTCCCATTATCTTCTCCTTTAATATGCTTTCCGACTTGTGAACACATTGTTTTACTTTCTTTTGCTATGCAATCCCCATATTTAAGCTCTATCTCTGCCTGTACCTTATGAATAAGTGATAACATATCATTTTTTCTTTCTCTCCAATTAGGACAACTTAACAAACCTTCTAATCTGCGAAGTTTAGCATGAAATTTTACATTTTCTTCCGATCTAATTTCATCCTCTATAGATTCGCAATATTTTACAGTGTCTATGTACTTGTCATAATCATCTGTGTTCTCATTAAATTTTCCAAAAAGTTCTTTTGCGTGGTTTTTACTCATATGCTATTCTCCTGTATACTCAAAATGTGCCATAGGTTTCATTTTAAAATCATTCAACATATGCAATGTGTCAATCGAACGTTTCTTTGGCATGTCTTCAATTTCGCCAGTTCTGATATACTTATCCAGTACATCATATGAAAATCCCAGTTTTTCTTCGTCTGTCTTTCCACATAAACCGTCAGTTGGAACTTTTACAACCAGACGTTCCGGCAGTCCAAGTTCTTTACCAATCGCTTTTACTTCTGTTTTTGTCAGTGATTCCAGTGGCGAAAAGTCCCCTGCTGCATCTCCATATTTTGTACTGTAACCAACATAGTTCTCAGACAAATTACATGTATTTGCAACACGCCCGTCAATCGACTGAGAAATTGCATACAGCATTACCATTCTCACTCTAGCCGGAATATTTATTTCTGTCTGATTAGAAACTTTAATCCCACTTTTAATGTACATAAGAGTCAACATATCCTCTACAGTATTAC